TTTGTAGATTATAACATACAAGACGTTGAAATTGTTGATGGCCTAGAAGATAAACTTAAACTTATTGAGTTAGTATTGACTATGGCGTATGAGGCAAAAGTAAATTACAATGATGTATTTTCCCAGGTTAGAATGTGGGATATGTTAATATATAATTTTTTGAGAAAAGAAAATATAGTAGTACCACCAAAGGAAGATAATGTTAAGGAAACAAAGTATGATGGTGCTTATGTAAAAGAACCATTAACAGGTATGCATAACTGGATTGTTTCTTTTGATATTAACTCACTATATCCACATTTAATTATGCAGTATAATATCTCACCAGAAAAAATTATTGGTATGAAATCAAATGGTATATCAGTAAATAAAATGTTAAAACAATCTACACCATTATCACATTTAAAAACAGAAGGCGCTTGTATTACACCAAATGGTGCTATGTTTAAAACAGATGGACCAGGTTTTTTACCTAGACTATTAGAAAAAATGTATAATGAAAGAGTTAAATACAAAAATTTAAATTATCAAGCCAAACAAGAATATAATAAAACAAAAGACAAAGAACTCATAAAAAAGATAGCAACATATCACAATATACAATGGGCAAAGAAAATATCATTGAACTCAGCTTATGGCGCAATAGGTAATCAATATTTCAGATATTATGATGTAAGACAAGCAACAGCAATTACTACTTCTGGTCAATTCGTAATTAGATTTATTGAAAATAAAGTAAACGAGTATGTAAATCAGATTATGAAAACACACGATCAAGTTGATTATATTGTTGCTTCAGATACAGATTCAATCTATCTTTGTTTAGATAAACTTGTTGAAAAAACTTGTCAAGGTAAATCAAAAGAACAAATATTAAGATTTGTAAATAAAGTTGTTGATACTAGAATACAACCTTTCTTAAATAAATGTTTTGAAGAACTTGCTGATTATACAAATGCCATTGGTAATAAAATGGTTATGAAACGAGAAGTGATTGCTGACAAAGGTATATGGACTGCTAAAAAAAGATATATGTTAAATGTATTAGATGAAGAAGGCATTACATATGAAGAACCTAAATTAAAGATTATGGGTATTGAAGCTGTTAAATCATCTACACCTGAAGTTTGTAGAGGTAAAATTAAAGAAGCAATCAATATCATTATGAAAAAAGACGAGAATACTTTGATTGATTTTGTTTCTAAATTTAAAGAAGAATTTTTTAATATGAATGCTGAACTAATATCTTTTCCTAGGTCTTGTAATAACTTGGCCAAATACAGCCATGCTAGTAGTGTGTTTATCAAAGGAACTCCAATGCACGTAAAAGGTGCTTTGATTTATAATCATCAAATAAAACAGTTTAAATTAACCAATAAATATCCTTTGATACAAGAAGGTGATAAGATTAAGTTTATAAAATTACTAGAACCTAATCCATTTAAGTTTGATGTAATAAGTTATATAACTAAATTACCTAGTGAGTTTAAATTGAAAGACTATATTGATTACAATATACAATTTCAAAAAACATTTTTAGACCCATTAAGTTTTATATTGAACTCAATAGGCTGGAGTTATGAAAAGAAAGCATCATTAGAAAGTTTTTTTGAATGAAAAAGATAATAGAATGGTACAACTGGATAAAATTTAATTGGCTAAAAAAAGCTAAATTAGTAAATATTGATTACGTTGATGTAAGTAAAGACCCTGTTAGACCTAATTTAGATTTAAAATTTAGAACTAGTTATGGTAGAAAAATTTATGGTCTAAAATATGAAAATGAAATAGTAGGTGTTATATGTGTTGCTTATACAAATGACATACCAACAACTGAAAAAGAATTAGATTTGATGAGTAAAGTAAGTCATTATGAAAAAAACTCAAATACAGCTATAGCATATACAGTATGGTCACATAAAAAAGGTGCTGGTAAAAAAATTATGGAAGAGGCCAAAAAGTTTTTAAAAGGTAAAGCAGATAGAATAGTTACCTTATCACCACTTACACCAATGGCTACACACTACCATATTAGAAATGGTGCAAAATTAATTAATCTAAATCCTACAACACAAAACTTTGAGTATAAACTATGACAAAAGACGTAACAATAATAGACAATTTATTGCCTGACAATTTACACAAAATGTGCTATGAACTTATTACACAGGAAGCTTGTTGGCAATTAAGTATGTCATCTAAAGAATCAGCACATAAAATTGCTGGTACAACACTATTTGATTTATATGATGGAGTTAGTACAAATACAAGATCACAAACACTTGCTTCAGTAATATATCAAATGGTAAGAACTAAAATACCAGCATTACCAAATGATTTAAGACGAATACAATTAGGAGCTAAAGCAGCAAACCAAGATGATGTAATACATAAAGATAGTGAAAGAGATGATAGAATAACTGTACTTTATCATTTAAATTATGAGTGGAATCCTATGTGGGGAGGACCTACAGTTGTTAATGGAGTATCCTACGATTATAGACCTAATCGTGCATTGGTTTATAAATCAAATTTGTTGCACGGAGGTAAAGCTGGTACTGGTAAAATGTTTAGAACTTATATTAATTATATAATAGCTGATAATAGAGATGAATAGTTTATTAATTTTATTAGTTATAATACATTGGAGTATAGCACTTGGTATGTATTTTGCTGCTACTACAAGATTGACAATAACACAATTTTTAATGTTGGTGTTGTTATTTAGATATATGATATTATCTTATGGAGTTTAATACAAACAAAAAATATGGAGTAATATATGCAGATCCGCCTTGGACGTTCAAAACTTACAGCAATAAAGGAAAGGACAAAAGTCCTGAAAAACATTATCCTTGCATGTCTATCACTGACATTATTCATTTACCTGTTGGGAGCATTGCTAAGGATGATGCAGTCCTTTTAATGTGGGTGGTAGACCCACTATTAGATCAAGCGTTTAAAGTAATAGACGCTTGGGGTTTCAAGTATAAGACAGTAGGATTTACTTGGGCAAAGACAAACAAAAAATCTTTGGGTTTCTTCACAGGTCTAGGTTACTGGACTAGAGGAAATCCAGAGATGTGTTTATTAGCAACAAGAGGTAAACCTAAACGGCTAAATAAAAGTATACCACAATTAGTGGTTAGTCAAAGACAAGAACATAGTAGAAAACCAGATATAGTTTATGAACATATAGAAAAAATGTTAGAAGGACCTTATATAGAATTGTTTGCTAGACGTAAAAGAAATGGTTGGTTTAGTTGGGGTAATGAAGTATGATACTGCACTTGACTCTATCGTTATTATATGTTATAATGATCTATGGTTTTGTTATATGGTTATTAATGAAGTGGAATAATGAACAATTATAAAAGATATACATTAGAAGATACTTTACAAAGTGAAAAAAGAGCACTATTCAATGTGCTATCAACTTTCGCTGGTGGTGGTGGTTCGTCAACTGGTTATAGATTGGCTGGTGGCAAGATACTAGCTATCAATGAGTTTGTTGAAGAAGCACAAAATACCTATAGAGAAAATTATCCTAATACATTAATAATACCTGGTGATATAAAGAAGTTGACAGGAAAAGATTTTTTAGATAAGATAGGATTAAAACCAGGTGAACTAGATTTACTAGATGGTAGTCCACCTTGTTCAGCGTTTAGTATGGCAGGTTCAGTATCACACGGTAAAGGTAATACACACGCTGATGCTTTTGGTAAAACAAAACAATATAGTGATATAAAAGGTGTGAGTAATGTAGAAGATTTATTTTTTGAATTTTTAAGAGTGGCAGATGANATAAAACCAAAAGTAATTATTGGTGAGAATGTTGAAGGTTTGACAATGGGTGANGCAAAAGAATACTTCCATAAGATACAAAATACTTTTGAACAAATGGGTTATCTAGTTGTTGCTGATGTTTTAAATGCTAGTTACTTTGGTGTACCACAATCTCGTAAAAGAACTTTTTTTATCGGTGTTAGAGAGGATGTTGCTGATAAAATTGGTCTAAATTTTATGACAATGTATCAATTGTATCCAGAGGCAAATAAAGAACAAACTAATTTAGGTGAAGCAATAAGTGATATTNTAAATGAAGACAAAGAAGAATTAGATTATTTGTTTGAAAAGATAGGACCTGATAGAGCTGTTGGTAAAACATTGGCTAAAATGCCTACAGATCCTGACAAAGTATTAACAGGTATGGATTACCACGAGAAAGGTCATCACTTTAATTTAAAAAGAAGTAGTTTAAGAAAACCTTGTCCAACAATAACAGCTATGGGNAATCTTGCTGGTGTCGCTGGTACTTGTCATCCAATAGAGAATAGAAAGTTTACTATAAAAGAATTAAAAAGAATTATGAGTCTACCTGAAAACTTTAAATTAACAGGTCAACATAAACAGCAGTCAGAACGGATAGGTCGTATGGTGCCACCGTTAATGATGAAAGCACTTTCCGAAAGTGTATATAACAAAGTATTGAAACCATATAAGGAGATATGTAATGACTAAATTTACTTTTGCCACAAGCAAAGAAGGCTTTGATAATCACATAGACAAATCTGTTCGTGGTTATAGTAACTTATGGAGTGATATACTTTCATTGTCAAAATACTTTGTAGAAGATAATACAAATGTTGTTGATATAGGTTGTTCTACTGGTAAGTTGTTAAAAGGTATGATAGAACAAAATCAAAAACATATACCAAAAGCAAAGTATATGGGTATAGAAATTGAAGAAGATTTTTATGGTGACTATATTTTTGATGAACAAAAGTTTGAAAATTTAAAATACCATAAGGGTGATGTTAGAAGTTTTGAATTTAATAATTGTAGTTTAGTTACTTCAATATTTACTTTACAATTTATGCCACCAAAAGATAGAGAAGAAGTTATCAACAGAGTATATAATGGTCTTAATGTTGGTGGTGCTTTTATCTTTTCAGAAAAAACTTTTAGTTGTAATCCTAGAATACAAGATATGATGACTTTTACATATTACGATTATAAAAGAAAGAATTTTACTGATGCAGAGATATTAGACAAAGAAGTACAGCTAAGGCATATGATGAAACCAAATACAAAGACAGAGTTATATGATATGTTTACTAATGCTGGTTTTGAAGTACATAATTTCTGGCAGAACTTTAATTTTATAGGGGCGATTGCTTTAAAGAAATAAATATCTTTATGGCAATTACAAAAAAATCTTACGAAGATTTAAGAGAGTATTGGGACTATCAAAGAAAAGTAGAGTACAATAAAGAGATGGTACACTTTATGGCTGATAGATTTGAGGGTAGAGTGTATAATGATTTTGGTATGGTACATATAGATGAGATGAAAAAAATCTTATGGACAAAAGTTGATCCTAAAGATTATGAAGAACCTAGAAAAGGTTATGTACCAGCAGATCCAAAGTTGAGATTTGAATGGGAAGGTGGGGCATATCTACCACCACCAGCTTTACCTCATTATGATGATGAGAAGCATTGACATTTTAGATAGAATGATATATAATAGAAACATAAATTTATAGGAGTTATGGAATGAGTGATTTTTTAAAAGATATAATCAAAAACGTAGATAACGAATATGCCTCACTAGCAAGTGAAGGTATTGATGGTGCAGATGTAACAAGCTTTATAGACACAGGTTCTTACTCTTTTAATGCATTATTATCAGGTAGTATTCACGGTGGTCTACCAGGAAACAAAATTACAGCAATCGCTGGTGAAGCAGCAACAGGTAAAACTTTTTTTGCATTAGGTATTTGTAAACACTTTTTAGATAGTGACAAAGATGCTGGTGTAATTTACTTTGAATCAGAAAGTGCTATCTCAAAAGATATGATTGAAGGTCGTGGAGTAGATAGTAAAAGAATGGTAGTTGTTCCAGTAGCAACAGTACAAGAATTTAGAAATCAATCAATAAAAATAGTTGACAAATATTTAGAACAACCAGAAGATAAAAGAAAACCATTAATGTTTGTATTAGATAGTTTAGGTATGTTATCTACTACAAAAGAGATGGAAGATACAGCTGCTGGTAAAGAAACAAGAGATATGACTAGATCACAAATAGTCAAATCNACNTTTAGAGTTTTAACATTGAAACTAGGTAAAGCAAA